CAACAACTCACGTTGAACTTCTTAGAAGAAAAAATTTTATTTATTTAATTAAACAATCAGAAAATAATTAAGAAACTATATAGACTAAATGTAGTACTAGTCATAACAAATGTTTAAAACATTTAGACACTTTTCTAGTTAAACTATATTTATAAGACCGAATTAACGCTCTTATATAAGTCAGAAAAGGCTAGCAATTTTAACCATAGTACCAATAGCATTGGCTACTTTAGGTCCATAAGTTTCTACCCCACTAAGTATTTTACTACCAGCATTTGCAATGCCTCCTAAAATACTATTCACATGCGTAGGATTTTCCCATCCAGCAGGCATGCATGAAAGAAGTTCAATTGCTTTATCCATAGCAATTGGTAAAGCTCCAGGCATTTCTTTCTCGTCCCATTGAGAAGTATTTACAAATTCTACATTAGCATATCTTGTAAAAACACCTCCTTGGCCATTCAATTCATTAACTGTAATATAAGTTGCAGTATAGGGTCCTCTCTTTTCTAAGGACATTTTTGAATCCATAACATCCCCACTTTCTAAGACGATTTCATCTTTGAAACAAAAATCATCAGCTGAAACAGGTCTAAGAAAATTGTAGCATCCATTTTTGGCTAAACCAGTATATGGAAAATCTACTTGGGTCAATTGATCATAAGTAGTTCCAGATGAATTAATCCAATCATGCCAATAAGTATTTGGTGGACATTGCGTTGTAACAACTGTTCCATCAGCTTGAAATTGATTATTGTCATTTGAAAATAACAGACCTACACCGTTGACTTTAGCTCTATTGCATCTAACATATTGTTGATCAAATCCAGGAGCAGTTAAATGGCAAAATGTAGAACCAGTATTCGTATAGAACATAGCTTCAACAGTGAAAGTATTTTCAAGTGTTCCAACAACCAAAGGCATAAACCATGGTGCAAAATACCCAGAATGTGGTACAGTAATTGTAACATATCCATTTGCAGTAGTTGGAGTGTAATCTTCATCAAGAGCATATTCTGTCACACCATTTTGACTCCAACCAGCTAATCCAAAAAGAAAGGCATCATCAACAGCATAAGTATAATTGAATTGGACAACAAAGGTAGCTCCTTTATCCATCCAGAAAAATCTTCCTTCTGGTACTTCTTCAGAACTAAAAGCAAATTGAGTTAAACCATGTGGTTGATAAGCACTTAAAGGAAATGCATAAGGTGTCTTGAAATAATATTTATCACCAATAAAATCGGTGAAATTCTCAATGGCGAAAACTTGGGCAGGTGCAACTTCATCTACACCATCTTGTGTTATTCCAACCCCAGCAAGAGCATATTGAGATACTTTATTAGCTTGGTTAGCATCATATATAATATGACTACATCCAGGATTTCTGAAACAAAGAGCAATCATATCATTAGCAGGAATTGGAAACAATGGATTTGCCACTAAAGGTAATGTAAAATCAAATTGTTGCATAAGAGCAACAGAACTAGTGGCAGTCATCTCACCTCTATTTGGGATATGAACAGGTGTCAATGGTAAAGCAATAGATTTGGACAATTTTAGGGCAGCTTCTTTCATTCCCATGGGTCTTCTTTGCACTCTTGGGACAGATCCGATTTTGGCAAATTCACCAATATCTCGGACCAAACCATTTTGTTGAAACTTAGCAGTCAATTCGTTCTTTTTCTTTTCAGCTTTGGGCTTGAAAGCTTTGACAACATCATTCGTCAATGGTTTGGGTTTTGGTTTAGCAACAGGAGCAGCACTTTTAAAGTGCCTCCTCATGGGCAATTTTTCAACTTTGGATTTTTGTTTTTCATGTTGAGCAATAATTTTGAGAACTTGATTCTGAATTGGAGTTCTTTGTACGGCACGTTTTTGTTTCTTCACTTTTGTTGCTTTGAGCATAGAAGTTCTAGTAGAAGTTGGAGATTTCTTTTCTTCAGCTTTTTCACTGATTTTCTTCTTAAGACTCTTAAGAGCATTATAATCTCTAACTAATTTAGAAGTATCTTTCCTAACTTTATGTGAAGAACCACCAGGAAGACGTCCATACATTCTAATGGGCAATCCAAAATCAAAATTAGACAACTTATCTTCCAATCTCATCAACTTTCCATTATGAACCAATGAAAAGACATCCGGAGGACATTTAACAGCACAGCTAATGAAATATTTCAAATCTATAACTGTGTTTTGAGATTGGAAGACAGGAATAATTCTTGTCTTTCCATTCAAATCAATAAGGGTACAATGACACCTCAATAGGGCAGTGTCTTTAGCAACATTGATTGGGGAACTTTCAAGAATTGTAGCAGCATAAAGATCAGATGCAATTTTGTAAATTTCTAATTTCTTTTGTAGAATATCAGGCATCGGATCAATTTGTAAAAATTGTTGTTCTCTAGCAATTTCAGATTTAATGCTCTCGACAAGCAAGAAATTTCCAGATTTTTGAGCCAAATCCAGATTTGCTTGTCTTTCACCGATAATTTGTCTGACTTGATTCCCATAGAGCAAATTATCTTCATAAAATCTTCCATTAGCTCTGATGACTTCCTTTTTAGTATTTGGGTGGTTATGATGATGGGTAACCACTTCTCCATAAACAACTTCATTTTCTCCACTAGATTCATTCTTGGATTCAATTCTTATAGGCAAAATAGGACGTCCAACACCTTTATAGGTGTTGACAACAATATGTTGGGAGCCTCCTTCCAATCGAGGGCACATTCTAACAATTTGACCAACCAAAGTTTTAAGATCAACTTGAGTATCCGCTAAAAGCACTTTGCCATTAACAGTCAACGAAAAATATTCCATAGGGACTTTAGTACAATCGGAAACACACTCTTTAAGGTCAGAACCAAACAATAATTCACCTTCAGTAATATCTAACTCGAAAGTTTTATTGTTATAATCAACAAGCATCAAATGAAAGATTTTTGTTCCATTGACAGGTCCATCAATCAACTTGTTATGTAAATCTTTCACTTTTTGAGTGAGTTCCTCATTAGCAGCATGAAGCATTTTGATTTCTTGCTCATACTGTTTCTTTTGAACAGCAAAATCACATCTCAACAAGTCGTCTAATTTGGTTTTTAGAACTTGATTTTGATTAGTTAAATCAACTAATTTCATTGCTTGTTTAATAGAAGTCTCTTTAAAAAGCTTTATTTGATCCTTCAATTTTGAAATTTCTTGGGCATTTTCACTTAATTTTAAAGTGGAATCAGCGGCTTCAACCAATTTCATAATTGAATCCTCATTAACTTGTTTAGCATCAACACGTCTTTTCAAATCAGCAAAAGCTTTGTTAATAGCAGATTTCTTAGAACAATCAACTACAACAACTGGACCATACAACCTATCCTTAGTTTGCATACAAATTCTAAAGCTAGGTTGATGATCAGGACCTGAAGACACAACAGTATAATGGCAAGTAAGACCTTCTCTTTCATAAACAGCAACTTCTTCTTCTCTAGTAAAGTCCATTCTAAAATTACAAAAATCGTTGAAAGTAACGAACGGTTGAAAATTTAAAATAGGAATTTTGGAAACAAAACAGAAATTCTATAAATTCGAAAACAAAACAAATATATATATAATATAGATCGGAGGTTTTATTTAAGACCAGGGTATTGAGATTTTGAAAATTTTTAGAACAACCTCCGTACAAGTGTGAGTTACTTGTACAATCTCAACCCCTCCTTGATCTAGAACTTATCTAAGACCACAACTACATTGGGGTCTACAGATACAGTTTTGTCAACCAATTTCATGTTGACTACGTTTTCGAAATATTCCAACACCTCATTTAATGCGGCCGGAGGAATATATAAAGGCATGACCATTTTTCTTTGAAGCACAGCTACATAATAATACAAAGTTCCACACATTAAAGTACAATCTCCACAACAACAGACACCTGGATGTGTCATAAGTTGAGAATAAGTTGAAACTCTGGGTACATGATTATAATAGAACATAGAATCATCATATTTTTGAATATCATATAAAGTCTTTGTAAATACTTTATCTATAGGTCTTGTAACAAACAACCTTGTTTCAGTAGTTGTTCTATTGGCATAAGCTTGTAGATAATTAACTCCAGATAAATATTCAAATGTTGAGCTTTTGAGTGATTTACTTGGATAAGGCAATTTGAATTTCAATGAAGCATATTTTGGTTTGATCTTTTCTACCCAAGATTGTTGCAACAACATATCAGTTTCTATGCATGCATTGGCTTCTGGGATTGAAACTTCATCGGCCTTTAAAGATCTATACTCTGAGCCTCTAACATCACTAATCAAAAATACATCAACTCCTGATTCCACAAGAGATTGATAAATAAGAACATCTTCTTCAGTAAATAGTCTTTCAAAATATTTACAATTTTGTGATTCTACCTTGTTAACAAAGGGTGTCGGATCATAAAAATGATACACAAATTGGGGAAACAATCCTATTAAAGCTGGTAAATGATTACCAGGTCCAGCTCCAATATATAATACAACAGGCAATGGTACATCCAAAACATTTTGGTCTGGCATATTAGCCCAAACATGTGTTAAAAATTGAACTTCAGAGATAAACAATTTTAATTGTCCCCAATGTAAAGAAGGTAAAGTAACATCTGTTTTCGGTATATACTTAACTCTAAAGATCTCATCGGGTAACGCCAGCATTATTTGGGCACATTTTGTATTGTATTTACAATGATCAGTTTTTGTTCCATAAAAAGTTTTGAAATCAAAATACAGCAATTTTGAGGTCAACGAAAATTGTTTCATATTCAAGTAAAAATATAGATTTGTTATCAAAGTTCCATCCAAAGCAAATTTCTTCAAAATTAAATCATCATTATTAATCAATTGATTAGTTGATTCATTCATAGCAAAACCTTCACACAAATCAATGTCAGTAGCATCTTCATTAGAACTGTCTGTTTCATCAAATACATTGATCAATATTGGTTGCTCTTGGACATCTTCATATGCAAAAATATCTTCAATCAATTTAAATTCTGAATCAGTAAATTGCATATCTGTATTCAACATTTCATTTAATGTATTTAACTCAGCAACAGTCAATTTTCGTTTGTATGCTCTTTTGTAGTACAATCTTCTTAAAAAGGGTAATTTCATAGTAATTGTAAATACATTCTTCTTGTGAATATCAATAAATGATGTTATCAAACTTTTAACTCCACCAACTATCATCTTAAAAACAAGGCTTGGATCAACACCTGGGTTTAACTCAATGATCTGACGTGAGCTAACTGGCGGGACAATTTTTGAATGACCAGTGATGAAATCGAAAGTATCAGTAATAGGATTTTTTGCGGGTATAGAATCGTCATTCTCATGATAAGATACAACACTATTCCATTGTTCTTCGTTAATATGAGACCACGATATAATACAATAAATCATAGATTCAGCTTCTTTCTGTGAGCAATTAACGCTCAACATAGTATTGGCTATGACTTTATCCCAACCCAACCATTGCATAGTATCGATGTAATCTCTTAAAGACTTCTGATACTCACAAAAATGTTTATAATCTCTCCATCTATGGGCAGCCAACTTCAAAATTTTTCTATAAACATTCGGATAAAGTCCAGAAGTAGTAACTGTATAACCAGCAAATTCACCTACTTCACCTATAGTAATTCTCATTTTTAAATTTGTATATTTCTTTACAGCTTCTAAACCTTCTTGATTTAATGCTAGTCCAACTCCAATAATATTTACATCATCTCCTGTATTTTCTTCTAATCTTGGGCCATATATTTTATCTACCATATAAACAGTATTTACTTTAGCTACTATACCAGTTCCATGTAATGTATCTGATCTACCAGAAATTGTGATAGTTTTAATATTGATTCTAAGAGCATCCCCATGTACAGTGTTATCTATTCTAAAATTAGTATACCACCATTTCAACCATTGGGGATCAATTCCTAAAGAGCAATTATAATAGAATTCTTGGAAGATAGTAACTCCATTTCTCGTTGTATCCATAGAAGTACAATCAGTATTTACAATTACAGGTTTACCTGTTAATTGAACTACTTGGGCAATTGCCAAATTAGACTGTTTAACAAATTCTAATTCGCTTTTTCTATGTTTATTTAAAACAACATTGAATGTTTTTCCAGAACCACCATTACAATTGGTCACCATATCAATATAAGCAATAAGCCTCCATATAAATCCACACATGGACATGACTCCAGCTTGACCACCAAATACTCCTTGGCCAGGTTTTCTAGCATCACCAACACCTTTCATGTTATTATCAGGTTTAAAAGCTTCTTTTACATGGAACATTAAATCAGATAGTACATTTTGAGCTAACCGTTCACCTTTATATCTTGTAAGATAATTTCGAATATATGCATCATCGACAAAATCACTGAGCAATTCATTCATTATATCTTGAGATAATATATGATTTTTGATTTTATCAATATCTTTACTTTGTTCAAAATAATAATCAACACTATCTGTAGCAAATTTCATTTCTTCATTAGATAGACTAAAAGGCATTTTACTATCTTTTACAGAATCATATCTGTCACCTAACACATGAAACACTTGCATAGTTCTTTTTGATTCAGACCAATTTCCACAGCCATTGCCAAAAGCAAACCATTTCTTTATTTTACTCTGTGGATGTCCCCTGGCATTCAATTTTACAAAAGCTTCAGCTAAACTGGCTTTGCCAGAGGTCCATTTGTCGCCTACAGTCTGTCCCAACAAATCATTTCTAGAATGTAAATTTGGGTTCATTCCACTTTCATTTAAAAATGTAGGTAACAACAAATAGGAATCATTTGGTGGATGTTCAAAATTTATTCCAGGTAAAACATAATCTATAACAGGATCGTACAATTCAATTGGTTTTACACTTAAAGGTACATGACCAATGAAGGTATGCATCTCTAAGAAAAAGGGTTCAGAATAATCTAATTTTGCCAAAAATTGTTTAGAATATTCAGATTCATCATATATGACATACAACTTATCAGTATCTCTTGTCAAACCTACAATTTGCATGGATTCCATCCCAAGCACACTAGCTTCTTCGCCAAAAGCAGTTAACAAAGCATATTTAGTAGTCTGTCCTTGGTTGGATCTGACAGTAGCATTTTTATTTCCAAAGTTTTCTCCAGCAACATGTTTTGAGAATGACATTTGCAATGCAGGCATTTCTATCAATTTGCCCGCTTGTTGAGTTCCTTTCTTAACAAACTCGATACTGGGTTTGATCTCTCCATCTTTCATTTTCTGTCCATATATTTTGATTTCTTCAATGGTCATTGGTACACGTTTGCCATTTACAACATGTGTTGGTATCATATTGTAACCATAAACTTTGTTCATCATCAAAACTCTATCTGGTTTGTTTCTAAAATTAACCAATAAGGTGTGAGTAGGTACATTGTCAAAATCTATCCCTGTGCTACCATTTGCAGTTTTCAAAGTACCAGGATAATGTCCCTCTTCGGGTTCTTTGACTCTTGTTTGTTTGGTATCTCCAAACATTAACAAATGTTCTACTCCAGCATTATAAGCAGCAACTGCAATAAATTGCATAGCCATACTGGTAAATTCATCAACAAACATATATTTCACATTTTTAAGAGTTGTTCCCCTATGATTTGTAGCAAATCTGTATTTTCTCGCACCATATTGATCTTTATCATCATAATCTGCCAATAATTTACTAAAGGGAGCAAGAATGGCAGCATTTTCTGGAAAAGCATCATACAATTGTTTGATAACATGACTTTTTCCGACTCCAGGTCCACCGGTAAAATAAGAAACTTTCAATTTGATAGTAAATCCAGCAGTAGGTGCACATTCTTTTGCTCGCTTTTTAACTTCTCTAAGTCCTTCAGGATCCATATCATCATCAGCTAAACTTGCAACCCAAATTGCCAAATCTTTATCAGTAACAACAATTTCCCATTCTTCAACACCAAGGTCTTGATGACATTCGATAACTTGCGCTCCACAAGCAGGAGTTCCATCAGGAAGTTTTCTTTTTAAAATTGAACAAAACCAACACTTCTCTTCATCATCAGTACATTCTCCAGTGGGCTCTATTAATACATTAATGTCATGTGCATCACCTGATAATGTACATGGCATTTCATTTGGTACATATTCACATCTTTGATATTTGAAGCAAGCATGACTAGGTTCCATAATCAGTTCATCTGTCAAATGCTCTGTGAGAATCAAATCAATCAAAGCGCAAATGTTTGCAAAGGCATACCTAAAGAATCTCTTTGCTAAATATTTGAATTTCTCAGCCACACTTGTAGGATGCAAGTTTGCTAATAATTCCTCATATTTGTCGGTCATAATAGTAATATACAAAAATACAGTTAATCCTATAGATCTCGTTTCACCAGCTTGTAATTGCCAAGCAGGCACCAGTGTTTGAGTTTCCATCATAATTCCACCTTGTCTTCTCCTAATATAGTTCATTATAGTTTTAAAATTTAAGGCTTTAGTATCTATTGAAAAACAATAGTCTATAATGTCTTGCATTTCGTGCTCTCGCACTGAAATATAAGATTTTCTAATTAATTTTGTAGAATGATGATTAACACTAGCCCATAAATCTAGGACTAGCAAATATTTTTCGAATGGAGGTAATTCAATAGTTCTTATGACAACAGCAGATTTTGCAATTTTTGTTAATGTAAAAATGGCCATAGCTCCAATTCTACTCTGAAATTCGACTTCTAATGCAAAATCATAGGCAGCACCTTGTATAATCGTTTGTGTCATAACAGTACTCCAATGGCCAAACTTATGTCTATAACCATTTGAAAATCCATGACGATAGGTCAACAATCCATATGTATGCCCATCTGGTTCTAAAAGTTTGGTAAATCTATAATATTTATTTTGTGGGATATCTGGGAATAATAATTCAAAAGGGAACAATCCATAGCCATATGCTTTTACAGCATTGGTATTTTTGAATAAAGATAAGAGCATATCTCCAGAAAATTCATAAATACTATCTTCAAACAATAATACATTGGCTTCAACAGGATCTAAATGTAATATGTTCGGGAGTTGATTGGTTACGATATAAGCATCTAACAAATCCTTCATTTTTTGATATCTTGTATGTACAGGTGGGACAAAATATGTAGCATCTTTTGGAGCATGTAATCTAAGGTCACTCTTTGCAGCTTTCTTATGTAATTGTTTTAAAATTCCTTCCAACATCGGAACAACTATTCTGGACACATCTTTACTTTCTTGACAATATAAGTAATAATGTATGTTGGGATTTGAACAATAAAATTTGACTTCACGCATCCCTGCACCTACAACCAAAATTTTCATTTTTGATTGTAAAAAGTTGTAAGTAGAAAATATATTACGTATAATTTCTCTTTGTGCAGCTAGAACTGGATGATCGTGTGTACAAGCTTGAGAGCTAGTGAAAAAGATTTCACAAGGGGCATTATTTTTTATATAATGTTCTTCACTGGACTTGAGCATAATGTTACATCTGATTGCCTTCTCTAATTTTGCTCTAAAAACATTAGTAGCAGTGGGTAATGCTAAATTAGCATAATTGGCGTGTAAACTTTTATTTACACCTGAGCTGATAGAGGTATCGCCCATTTATTAAAGCAAAAGTTCTAAGGGATCGCCTAGGTTGTGTTAATAATGTAGAATTAACGTGCGGCTCTTCCTTCCGTCTTGCTTATCTTATCTGTTCAGATTCCTCTCGATCTATTTAAAGAAAAGCG